AGATCAGGCAGTGCACATCACCCGTAGCTGCAACGCGAGTGAAGTACAGGTCAATCGACGTGAGCCAGCCGCCCTGTGAGTTCAGGAAGGTCTGCGACACCACCGAGCCGGACAGGCCTTCGATGGTGACGATCTGCCGCCAGTAATACGAGTCAACAATCTCGTCCACCCAGAACTGCACAAGCCGCAGAATGGTGTGGTTGGGATTGTCCTGCACATCCAGAATCTGGAATGTCTCGCCCGTGCCCGGTCTCTCAAGGATGTTCCTGATCGGATCGTAGATCAGATCGGTGTTGACCGAGTAGCCGCCCCAGTAGCCAGCGCCGCGCTCGGTCGCGTTGGAGGTCATCCAATCGGTGCCGCTCGGAGCAAACCACCACGCGCCGTTGGCGCAGACGTAGAACGCCGTGCCCCATCGGATGCGCGTGCGGGTCTTGGAGCAAAGCTCCCACGAGATCGTCTGGTACTGATACTGCGAGATCGAAAGCTCGCTGTCGTTGCCCAGCACTTCGAGCCGGGCCACTTGGTCATAGGCTGGCAGCACGAAGTTGGCTTGGTTGATCACCGCCGCGTCCATCGGGTTGATGAGACCCAGTTGCGATTCGCGCTCGGCGGCGTTGGGGAAGCGGATGCCCTCCTCGACCTTGGCGAGGTAATCGACATGCAGGATGTCGCTCTCGTCCACCGTCAGGAAGTGATCGGCACCCCAGTGCGAGTAGGTGTCCGGAAGATTGAGCACCTCCTTGATCGCCGCAACGTCGGAGCAAATCTTGAGCGTGAACTTCATCGACGCGGTGCCGTTGATGCGAGCCGCCAGCGAGGCCATGTCGGTCGCCAGCGTATCGAGCCGCGATGCGGTAGCGGTGCGCCACGCATCGAACTCGTTCATCCGGTCATCGAGGTGCGACAGGTTTGGTGCGCGGTTCTCGTCCACCATCTGGATCGAAACGATGCCGGTGGAGTCGAGCAATATCCACGCCACCACCAGCGTATTCGACGCGATGGACGGATGCTGCGGGTCCGGACCTTCAGCGCCAATCACCGTGGAGATGTTGGCCCACCTGCGGTTCTCGGTGGAGACCACACGCGCGACCGTCGCACGCGTGACGGGATCGGTCAGGAATGTTCTCGGCTCGGTGTCCGTCTCAATCTCTTGGCCCCACACCACCACGCCGACGTAGCGCCGCGTCACCACCGGGAGAACACCCAACAGGTCGAGCGATGCACCACCCTCGCTGTCGTTGTAGAACACCAGACCGGCGTGATAGAGGCGACCGTTGCCCACCGTAACCACCGCTGGCGCAGTCTGCACCGTGGTGAACCCGGTGTAGGCCATCTGCGGCACCAGCGTGTCGCCAACGATGTGGTCGAAGGAAGATCGTGGGAAGAGGCCGAAATTGTTGAAGTCCTCAACTGTGACCTTCTGCCAATCTTGGATGTTAACTTTGCGTTCCATGTGATGTCTCTCCTAGAGCAAGTTGATCACTTGCTGATCCACGGTGGTTTCATTGTATGCGCGTTCGCGAAGTTCGATCAGCCGCGTTGGGTCATACGCGGTACGCACTCGATCTCGCAGTGCTTGTGATGTAACGACTGCCCGACACGCACGGTCGAAGTCTGCAAGATCGGGCTCGCTTGCAAAGTAGTTGTCATCGGTGGTGATGCCTTCGTCGGCAAACCAACTCCAGACATCGTCATCGGTCTGAAGGTCGATCATCAGGTCAGCGGTGTAGGCTGGCCACGAGACGTAATCGACACCGACGAATGACACGCCACCAGTGATCGTGCCGACGATTGCCGGGTCATAGAGGAAGATGCGATCAGCCAACATGCGGGCCGCGTCATAGCCAGCGTCGGCATAGTAGACGATTGGAATCTCTGGCACCGGATAGGGTACGGTGTTTGGCGGCGTCGGCGGCAGGATTATCGGATGCTCCGGTCGCGGGATGGTGTCGGGCAGATCGTGATCCGCGTGCGGCAGATCGCTCGGGTGGACGATGTTGCGACTGTCGCTCCAATCACCGACGAAGAAGAACGAGTTGGCCCATCCAACATCGCTGTCGCGCTCGTACCTGACATCGATCGGATCGAGGCCGGGCAGCACCGTGTCGAGATGCAGTTGGCTTTGCTCGTGGCTGTACGAACCGTCAACGCGGATTGTGACCAGTTCAGGCTTGATCGTTTCAGCGCAGACGAACCTCTCGTCATTGACGAAGTCCTCGGTCATGTAGGCTGGACCGGCGAGGCCGGGCAGCGCGACCTGTTCAAAGTCTACCGACGCAACGCCGTTGATCTCCTTGGTGAAGGTGTAAATCTCCAGTGGCTTGTCCACACCCCTGATGCGCAGGTAGGCCTTGCGACCGTACAACGCCGGGCCATCGTCAAGGCCGACGAAGTCGTTGACGCCACCATCGCGCACGTAGAGCACGTCGAGGCCGTCCCAGCCGACGCCCTCCTCGAACGTGATCCGGACCTCTGGCAGCAAGTGTATCCAGAAGTCATAGGCTTCCTTCGACATCGACGGCGAGGCGTAGAAGCACTGCGGCGGTCGCAGCGCCTGCTTGATGTAGTAGCCACCCGTGAAGTCGCGCCCAGAATAGTTGAGCGCCATCTCGATGCCTTGCTGCGTGCCACGCAAGGACTTGTACAGAAACTGGTGCGCCACCCATTCGCGCTGTGTGCTCTCTGACCAGCCTTCCTCCCACAGCATCACGCCTTGCGCGTAGCCGAGGTAGGGCAGGTTGTTGTAGCTGATCTTGTAGGGATTCCACTGGTCGTTGATGATCTCGGCATAGGTGCCGATGAGCCGCTCGCCATCGACATCCGCCATCGACTTTTCGAGACCGCTGGCGCTGCGGTAGAGGAGCTTCGCACCGGGATAGAGGATGAGACCCTCGGTGACGATGTCGCTCATAGTGCACGCCCCGCGAACGTCACGGACAGCTTGGTGACCCTGACAATCCAATCCAGCGGGATCATCACGTCATCCGCTGGCTCGATGATGTCCACGTGATGCACGCCGGTCAGCTTGCACGCGGCGTGGATCGCGGTGTGCGAATGATCGTGGCCCAGCCAGTACTGTTCATTGACCAGCGTTGCGATGTTGCTGACGATCTTGTTGATGGTCTGGTCCTGCGCCGTGCCGGGATAGAGCCAGACCTGAAGCCGGTACTCGATCTCCCTGATCTTCGGCGGGTTGACCGAGATCACGTCGGTCAGGCCCATGCGCGACAGGCTCTGGATGTAGGCGCGGATCGTTACAAGCTCCTCGTCCGTCGGCTTCGGCGCGGCGGGCGGCTCCTTCAGGCAGGTGATCAGGATCGTCGGATAGTAGTCATGCATCACCGCGCGAATGGCCGTCACGTCACGCAAGCCCGGCAGCGCGGTCAGCGCCCAGTATTCGTAGGCTTCAGCGGTGCCGTGAGGTGAGAGGGTATTAGGTGAGAGCCAAATGCGCCTGCGGTATCGGTCATCCGACTCTCCCTCCAGCCTTGGCACGCCACCGGGATATCGTGACGCGATGGCATCGAGGTCTGTGCCGATGGCGTAGGCGAGCGTGACTGATCTGGCAGCTTGGTTGACACGGTCCCTCAACAGCAATTCAAAATAGGAGCAAGCCTCTTGGTTGATCTTGATCGGATCGAACTCAAGTTGCTCAACGTCGTACTGCGCCGCCGCTGGCGGATCATAGAATGCCCAGAGTTGCTTCAGTCTCGTCATCCTCGCGGCGAGGATGGTCTCAACGTCGAGCTTCTCCAGCACCTGCATGGGCTGCAGGTTGGCGGGCAGGATGACCGAGATACGCTCGGACAACCTGTCGGTCAATGCCTGCCCACCAGCCTGAATGTAGACATCGCTCATAGGACGCTCCCCGGCGGGATGTTGGGTGTGGTGCCGATGCCTTCAGCCGGTGCGCCAGCGACGTAGCCCTGACGCCCTTCCCAAAGGTTGTAGCCGCGCGAGACCAGACCGATGGCGCGGCGCACCTGCGGCTGATTGTTGCCGAGGTGTCCACGTGGACGATAGACGCCGTCCATCGATGTCTGCAGTTCGCCCTTGCGCAAATCCTCCGGGGAGGTGAGCAACGAACCGTCAGCACGCTTCCCGACGCGCACGCGACTGATGCGGTAGTTGGGCTCGAACAGGTCGATGCCGTTGGCGATGGCCCAGTAGAACCGGCAGATCGTCGGCTCGTTGGCATTGTTGCCGATGAGGTGCGGCACGAACGAGCCGCACCACCTTCGGATGACCCTCTCGTGGTACTTGGTCGAGAAGATCAACAGCATCGATTGGATCACGTGATCCCAGCCCGTCAACACCTTGCCGGTGTAGCGGTCCATCCCGATGCGAACGGGATTGAGAACGATGCGGCCATACTTGAGGTCTGGCCACATATCCAGATTGGGATCGTAGACGTAATCCGACATTACATCGCTGCCTTCGGCTCGGGCTTCTTCGGCGTCTTATCGTCCTTCTTGCTGTCCTTCGCGCGAACCTTCCGCCTTTTCTTGCGGCTGGTCATCGCCGGGTGCCCTGCCATGCCGGGATGGCCGGACTGAATCTTCCTGTCGTACTTCGGAATGCGCGGCAGCATCGACTCGTTGTCATCGCTGCGCCCGCGCGTCACCTGAGACAGCAACTTCTTGTGCGCCGCGCTGATCTGGCCAACAGGCTTTTCGCCCACCAATCCCTGATCGATCCAGTACTGCACTTGCTGCGTGACAGCGAGCACGTGCTTGGTGTTCTCCTTGACGTTGCCCTTATCGTCCGTCTCCTCGTGCACGCGCATACCGCCGAGAATGTCGGGGACATTGGGATCGTAGATGTAGAACTTCTGCAGAATGCGGGGGGTTCTAACCATGCTTGCCATGTGGCCTTCTCCTGTTGAAGCTACTTGTCATCGTTCTTGATCGGGTCTTTGCCGAGTATCGGTGGCTGCGAGAAGATGATCTTTCCCTTGGTCACCACTACCCAATCGCTACCCATGCGAATCTTCGCGCCGTCCTTCGCTGCGGCAACGCGCGAATCCTTGCCGACGCGATGCGTGATGCCGCCGTCCTTGTTCATGCGGGTTTTCATCACCGCTTTGTCGCCACCGACGTGGCCTTTCTTCTGTTGCTTCTTGCCGCCGCCACCACCGCCCTGACCGCCTTGCTGGCCTTGCTGGCCCTCCTCCTTCTCATCGTCAGGCTGCAGCCAGTTATCGTAGCCTTCCTTGGTTTGCTTCTGGCGGTAGTCCTCAAGCTGGTAGCTCTCCTCGTCCTGCCCCGAGCCGTCAGCGTGCTCTGGCGTCTTGAACTTCTTGTTGGGCGCATATGGCATGATGATGCCCTGCGCCACGTCACCACCGGGAGCGAACAGCGATAGCGTCTGACCCTTCTTGTAGAAGCGTTGCTCGCGTGCGCCGCCGCGCATGTTGCCGGTGTTGAGCCACGGCGAGAGGATGTCCTGCCCCTTCTCATCCTTGCCCATCGACATCCGCAGCTTGGTGCCCTTCACCTCGTGCACGGTGCCGACCTGTGTCTGGCTCGACATCTGCCGCCGCAGATCGGCAATCTGTTGAAGCACTCGCTGGTAATCGTCAGCCATTGACCGCTCCCTTACTTCAACTCGATCTTGATGTTGGTCATCGTCTTATTGAGAATCTCCTGCGCCATCTGCCTGACCGTGAGGTCCCTGTTTGGCTTGCCAGACCTCTTCTCCGCGCTCGTGCCGGACAGCGATGTCATCGTTACCGGAGCACGCCTTCCCCTCTGCGCCCACGGCATGATGATGCAGCGGCAATTCGGATGCTTCGGAATGTGCTCCTTGGCGATCTTCAGCGGCATCGGCCCCGCTGCAGCCAACTCCTCGCAATCCATGCAGACCAGATCGTCATCCTGATTGACGATGATAACCATCGAGCTTGGATCGATCTTGCCAAAGTCGCGGCTCTCGCGCTTGCCTTCAAGCGTTCTCGGATCATCATCCCAGATGCGACCGTCCACGGTGAGCTTGTAGGCCATGTCGTTCTTGGTGGCCCGCTTCACCCGCATCATGCCGCGCACGCGCTCGACAGGTAGTCCGCTTTCCTTCGAGAGACGTTGCGTGAGCGTCGAGACCAGATCATCACCGACCTTGTTGAGGCTCTTGGTCATCGCTGGCTTGACCGCCTCGCCACCCTTCGCCAGCTTCTTGTTGAGCGCCTTCAAGCCGCTGAGATCAACAGCCTTCTTCATTCAAGCTCACCATCGCTCTTGATGGTGTCGGGCTTCTCCTTCACCTTGCCAGCAATGACGTTGGTGCTGACCGAGATGTCATCCATCAGCCCTACCGGCGGATCGTGATCCATATCCACATCGTCGGCGCTGATCTCCCGCAGGATCGGTGCCTCGCCGTCCGCGTCGGTGAGATCGTCACCGAAAGCGGTGGCCATTGTCGGAATCTCCGTCGATAGCGGGGCGAGGCCGATGGCCCGCAGCCCAAGCCTGCGCAAGCCGAGCGCGGACTGCACTTGCTCCCACTTCGGCCTTCCCTCGCGCGAGGCCAGCGCCGCGCAGATTTCCGCAGCGTGCGCCATGTCAGCCTCTGGATGCCGGTCAGACACCTCGATGAATGCCAGCATTGGGTGGTCCTCCGGAATAGGCACGCCCGGTGGAAGATCGCTGACGATGTCGCACACGATACTGAGTTGACGCGCTGCCCACCGCTTGTCTCGGTCAGTAGATGCGCCACGCTGTCCGGACATGCGCTCGACCGTCATCACAAAACACTTGAACAGTTCGCTCCACTCGTTCTGCGGGTTGGCCAGCAACGCGCCGAGGGCTTGCTCCTCGACCATGTCGAGCACGATCTCCATGCCCTCGTCGGTCAGCGGAATCTTCAACTCCTCGGTGCCGGTCACGCCCTCGACCTTGGAAGCAACGCCAATCTCCAGCACCAGCGTCAGTTCGCGCTTCATGCCGTAGATGTCCATCCCGTTCTGTTCGACGCGGTTATCTGCGTCGGTGTAGACCACGATGTAGGGCTTGGCTCCCTCGTTGAGCATCAGGGCTTGCGAGAGCGGAGTGTTGTCGCTGTCGAACACGCGCTTGTCGGCCCACGTCTGCCCTCGCAGCGCGGCCACCGTGCACATCCGTGTCAGCATTCGGATGACGCTCATGGGTTTATGATGT